GCCTGGTTGCATACGATAAGGAGATAAGGAAGAGGTGGTGCCTTATGAAAGAAATTGCCTTCGTTACCCGGAGAATCAAAATCAAGGGGCAGAAAGAGATAGTGGAAGAATTCGCTGCTGAAAAAGCAAGAGAAATTATGCTTCCGCGTGTGGAAGCAGCAGTGGAGTCGTTTGGATATGAAAGGACGCAGAAATGAAAGTAGCAGATAAAGCGGCGCTGGCGGTCGGCGCGGTTGGTACATGGATTTACATCGGCGGCGTGGATTCGGATCTGTGGGGCCGCGCCGCCCTGGGAGCTGGAATGTTCCTTCTGGCGCTCGCGGCAAAGAAGATCGGCGATTACGTCGAAGAGTGCCGCGAGGAGCAGGAAGAGCGGGAAGAAGAGCGCCGGGACGAGGTGTTTGCGGCGTGGATCCGCTCAGGGTCGTTGAAAGAAGGGTGAGAATGATGCAGATTGTTGAATATACGGAGGCAGTGGATCTGACGATGCACGGAATGCATGATGATATTTATGTCATGCATCCGATGGCCATCAGCGGGATGACTATGCAGGAAGTTCGTGCTGCTGCAGAGGCCGGGGCTGTGTTTGCAGTCATGAAACAGCCGCAGAAAGAGCCGGAAACAAAGGAAGAGGTAAAACCAACGCCCCCCCCCGAAAAGCCCTGCTGGACAGGGCAGGAAGAGGAAGCTGGACACTGGAAAGATGAGGGCGCTTCGAGAGGCCGGATGGTCGTACAAAAAGATTGCAGACGAAATGAGCTGCAGCGAAGCGACGGTTTGGAATTTCTTTAACAAAGACAAGGAGGATAAGAAAGTTGTCAGTGAAAATCAATAAACTTGAAATCGAAAACGTCAAGCGAATCAAAGCAGTAAAACTGGAGCCGACGGCAAATGGTCTGACCGTCATCGGTGGCAGAAACAACCAGGGTAAGACGTCGGTGCTGGATTCCATTGCATGGGCTTTGGGGGGCGAAAACTTCAGACCATCAGATGCAACGCGTGATGGATCCATCATCCCGCCAAACTTAAAAATAGTATTGAACAACGGTCTGATCGTTGAACGTAAAGGCAAGAACAGTGCGTTGAAGGTAACGGATCCAAGCGGTCAGAAGGCCGGACAGTCGTTGTTGAACACTTTTGTCGAGTCTCTGGCATTGAATCTTCCGAAGTTCATGGAGAGCTCCGGGAAGGAAAAAGCACAGACGTTGCTGCAGATCATCGGCGTTGGTAACCAGTTGGCGGAGTTAGAGAAAGAAGAAAAAGAGCTGTATCAGGATCGGCTGTACATCGGCCGGACTGCGGATCAGAAAGAAAAGTTCGCCAAAGAACAGCCATATTACCCGGAAGCACCCAAGGATCTGGTCTCACCATCTGCGCTGATCCGGCAGCAGCAGGACATTCTTGCTCAGAATGGAGAAAATCAAAGGAAAAGAGAACAGGCAGGAAAGATCCGGGAAGAGGTAAAACGCGCTTATGAAGAGGTAAAGCGGTTGTCTGATCAGCTGGAAGCAGCAAAACAGCATCATCTGCAATTGGTAAAGGATCTGGAAATTGCTGAAAAATCAGCTGCCGATCTGGTAGATCAGTCTACCAAGGATCTGGAAGACAGCATTTCCAATATCGAGGAGATCAATCGGATGGTACGCGCAAATTTGGATAAGGAGAAGGCTGAGGATGATGCAAAAGAATACCGCCGTCAGTATGACCAGCTTTCGGAGAAAATTAATGCGATCAGGGAGAAAAAAGCAAATCTGCTTTCGTCTGCAGAGCTGCCACTTCCGGAACTGTCAGTAAAGGAAGGCGAGCTGGTGTATAAAGGGCAGAAATGGGACAACATGTCCGGTTCTGAACGGCTGATGGTATCAACTGCCATTGTCCGGAAATTGAATCCGGAGTGTGGCTTTGTTCTCTTGGACAAACTGGAACAGATGGATCTGCAGACACTGCAGGAGTTTGGTTCCTGGCTGGAGGGCGAGGGGCTGCAGGCGATCGCTACTAGGGTAAGTACCGGTGATGAATGCAGCATCATTATCGAAGACGGTTATGTGGTTGGACAGGCGCAGGCTGAACAGCCACAGCAGAAATCATGGAAGGCAGGTGTATTTTAATGGAAATTATCAAAGGTGTGATTCCCTGTGCAAAAAAAGTTGTGGTTTATGGTCCGGAAGGAATTGGAAAATCTACGTTTGCCAGTAAATTCCCGGATCCGGTGTTCATTGACACTGAGGGTAGCACGAACTCAATGGATGTTGCCCGGTTGCCAAAAGCTACAAGCTGGCAGAATCTTCTTGACCAGGTAGACTACATCCGGACGCATCCGGACGTGTGTAAAACGCTTGTGGTTGACACGATCGACTGGGCTGAGTCTATGTGCATCCAGTTTATCTGCGATAAGCATCGGAAGTTTGGAATCGAGGATTTCGGGTATGGAAACGGCTATACCTATGTAAAAGAGGAGATTGGCCGGTTCCTGAATCGGCTTTCAGAAGTTGTGGAAGCGGGCGTCAACGTGGTTCTTACAGCACATGCGCAGATTAAAAAATTTGAACAGCCGGATGAGCTGGGAGCTTATGACCGATGGGAGCTGAAGCTTGGAAAGAAAACAACATCCCAGACATCGCCGCTGATCAAGGAATGGGCGGACATGCTGCTGTTTGCCAACTACAAAACGTTTTCCATTGCAGTTGATGACAAGGGAAAGAAGAGGAAAGCGCAGGGCGGTGAGCGTGTCATGTACACGTCACACAACGCCTGCTGGGATGCAAAGAACCGTTTCGGTCTGCCGGATGAGGTTCCGTTTGACTACAAAGTCATTCAGAGCATTATAGAACAGGGAAAAGCTTCCGCAGATATGAAACCGTACAAAGCTGCAGAAGCACCTAAAACGGCGTCAGCTCCTAAGCCCGTTCCGGAAGCTCCGAAGCCGACAACGCCAGAAGAAGTAACTGGGGAACAGATGAATCTTCCACTGGATGAGCCGCCTAAAGCGCCGGATCCTGCTGGGGAGAGCAGTCTGGATCCGGAAATCCCGAAGGCGCTGCGAGATCTGATGGAAACTTATCACGTAGATGAATGGGACGTGGAGAACGTCGTAGAAGCGAAAGGGTATGTTCCTGTCGGCACGAAGATCAAAGATTACGATGTCGTAAATCCTGGCATTATCGAGGGGCTTCTGGTAGCCTGCTGGGACCAGGTCTATGCTGCAATCAAAGAAATGAAAGAAAAACAGGAAATTCCATTTAATTAAGGAGGAGAACAATTATGTCAGTAGAAGGAAGAGAACTTGGATGGGATGATTCTATTAAACAGGATTCCCAGAATTTTGATCCAATCCCGGAGGGGGATTACAACGTAACCATCGAGAAATATGACCGCAGCAGATCCAAAGGAGAAGGAAAGCTCCCGCCATGCAATATGGCAGTCGTGTACTTTATTGTACACGGGCCAGACCGTGAGATTACAATTCGTGAGAACTACATCTTACATAGCAGCCTGGAATGGAAACTGTCAGAGCTGTTCCGTGGCGTCGGTCTGAAAAAAGAGGGGGAAGAGCTTCGGATGGACTGGAATGCGCTTCCAGGAAAAACGGCAAGAGCGAAAATCGGCGTGAAGCCGGGAATCAAAGACCCAAGTAAGAAGTTCAACTACATTGAAAAGCTGTATCCGAAAGACTCGGATAAGCCAGCATTTACACCAGGGAGATTTTAAATGGAACTGAGACCGTATCAGAAAGAAGCAAAGGAAGCTATTTTTGAACAGTGGGACAGCGGGGTATCAAAAACCCTGCTGGTCCTTCCTACTGGATGTGGAAAGACGGTAGTCTTTGCCAAAGTAACAGAAGAGTGTGTCCGGCAGGGAGACCGTGTTCTGATCCTGGCACACAGAGGGGAGCTGCTGGAACAGGCCGCAGATAAACTGATGAAGACAACCGGTCTTGGTTGTGCGCTTGAAAAGGCAGAGAGTTCCTGCCAGGGGAGCTGGTTCCGCGTAGTAGTTGGTTCTGTGCAGACACTGATGAGAGAAAAACGTCTGAACAGCTTTGATCCTTTTTATTTTAATACAATCATTATTGATGAAGCCCATCACTGCATTTCGGACAGCTATCAGCGTGTGCTGCAGCATTTTCCGCATGCGCATGTATTGGGAGTAACAGCGACACCGGATCGCGGCGATATGCGGAACCTTGGGGCTTACTTTGAATCGCTGGCCTATGAATATACACTTCCGAAAGCAATCAAAGAAGGGTATCTGTCCCCAATCAAGGCACTGACTATTCCACTCAAAATTGATATGAGTAGTGTATCAGTGCAGGCTGGAGATTTTAAAGCAAGCGAAATCGGCACCGCACTGGATCCATATCTGCAGGGGATCGCAGAAGAAATGCAGAAATACTGCATGGATAAGAAAACAGTGGTATTCCTTCCGCTGGTAAAGACCAGCCAGAAATTCCGTGACTTGCTGAATCAGTATGGATTCCGGGCTGCAGAGGTAAATGGAGACAGCCAGGACAGAGCTGAAATTTTGAAAGACTTTGATGCTGGAAAGTATAACGTTTTGTGTAATTCAATGCTTCTGACAGAGGGCTGGGATTGCCCGTCGGTGAATTGTATCGTGGTTCTCCGGCCGACAAAAGTGCGGAGTCTGTATTGCCAGATGGTAGGGCGCGGTACCCGATTGTCTCCGGAAACAGGAAAAGACCATCTACTGTTGCTTGATTTTTTGTGGCACACAGAGCGGCATGAGTTGTGCCATCCGGCGAGCCTGATCTGCGAAAATGAAGAAGTAGCCCAGCAGATGACAGAAAATTTGGAAAAAGAAGCAGGCATGCCGGTTGATCTCGAAGAAGCGGAACAGAAAGCATCGGAGGATGTCGTAGCACAAAGAGAAGAAGCTTTAGCAAAGCAGCTTGCAGAAATGAAGAAGCGCAAAAAGAAACTGGTGGATCCGCTGCAGTTTGAAATGTCCATCCAGGCAGAAGACCTGTCCAGCTATGTTCCCTCTTTTGGGTGGGAAATGGGACCGCCATCTGAGAAGCAGAAAAAGACACTGGAAAAGCTGGGCATTATGCCGGATGAAATCGAAAATGCAGGAAAGGCAGAAAAGATTCTGGATCGACTGAATAAACGGCGTACAGAAGGGCTGACGACACCAAAACAGATCCGTTTTCTGGAAAGCAGGGGATTTGAGCATGTAGGAACCTGGCAGTTCGAGACAGCAAAGAATCTGATTGACCGGATTGCGGCAAATGGATGGCGGGTTCCAATGGACATTAATCCAAGAGAGTATAAAGGAGCTTAAAAATTATGGAACAGAGGACGAGCCTTACAGAAATTATAGAACATATCAATCCATCCGAGCTTACTTATCAGGAATGGTGTTCTGTTGGGATGGCTCTGAAACAGGAAGGGTATCCGGTATCTGTATGGGATGCCTGGAGCCAAAAAGATTACGGCAGATATCATGCAAATGAATGTGAGAAAAAATGGAGAACCTTTTCCGGCTCATCCTCACCGGTAACCGGCGGCACGATCGTACAGCTTGCCCTGGATCATGGATGGGTTCCGGAGAAGGGCCATGAACTGGATTGGAACGACAGTATCGCGGTGGACAGTGACCGTGTTGTTGTGGATAAAAACTGGTTGGAAGGGAAAGAGATACAGGAGCCTTCCAACTGGAATCCGGCGGAGCAGCTGATCACGTATCTGGAAACACTGTTTGAAGCAGGAGAAAACGTAGGTTATGTTACCGGAAGTTGGGAAAAGACAGATGAAAAAGGTACGCGCTGGCTGCCACAAAAAGGCAGCTGGGACCGTACTGCCGGACAGTTGATTGAATTGCTGAACGACTGTAAAGGGGACATTGGCGCAGTACTTGGTGACTACAATCCGGAAGCCGGAGCGTGGATCCGCTTCAATCCGTTGGACGGAAACGGCTGTAAAAATGAAAATGTAACAGAGTACCGGTATGCTTTAGTAGAGTCAGATCATATGGAGCTGGAACAGCAGAATGCTATCCTGCGGGAGCTAGAACTTCCGATCGCCTGCCTGGTATATTCCGGAAAAAAGAGCCTGCATGCTATTGTGCGGGTAGATGCGGCAGATTACAACGAGTATCGAAAACGGGTTGATTATCTGTATGAAGTCTGCCAGAAAAACGGAATCGACGTGGATACACAGAACCGGAATCCATCGAGACTTTCCAGAATGCCAGGAGTGCAGCGTGGTGAAAAGAAACAGTTCATCGTAGATACCAACATCGGAAAACAGTCATGGAATGAATGGTATGAGTGGATTGAGGGTGTCAACGATGATCTGCCGGAGCCGGAAGGGCTGGAAAGTGTATGGGATAATCTGCCGGAGCTGTCACCGTGTCTGATTGATGGAATCTTAAGAAAAGGGCATAAAATGCTTATTTCCGGTCCGTCTAAGGCAGGTAAGTCATTCCTGCAGATCGAACTGTGTATTGCCATCGCAGAAGGAAAGAAGTGGCTGCAGTGGCATTGCGCGCAGGGACGTGTCATGTACGTCAATCTGGAGCTTGACCGGGCAAGCTGTCTGCACCGTTTTAAGGATGTATACGAAGCAATGGGCTTTACACCGGATAATCTGCAGAATATTGATATCTGGAACCTGCGTGGAAAATCAGTTCCTATGGATAAGCTGGCACCAAAGCTGATCAGGCGTGCTGCAAAGAAAAACTATGTGGCTATTATTATTGATCCGATTTATAAAGTCATAACGGGAGATGAAAACAGCGCGGATCAGATGGCGAATTTCTGTAACCAATTTGATAAAGTCTGCACAGAGCTTGGATGCGCGGTGATTTATTGCCATCATCACAGTAAAGGAAACCAGGGCGGAAAGAAGTCCATGGACCGTGCTTCTGGTTCCGGTGTATTTGCCCGTGATCCGGATGCTCTGCTGGATCTGATCGAGCTGGAGCCTACAGAAGCGCTGATGAAGCAGGAAGAAAATAAAGCGATCTGCAAGGCGTGTACGGATTATCTGGATGCGCATTTCAAGTGGGAGGATGATCTTTCGCAGGACGATTTACTAAGCAGTGCGCAGATGATGAGCTACTGCGAGGCGCATCTGGACCGGTGGCAGAAGATAGCCCTGGATAAGCAGATCACCGAGGCAAAAGCGGCAGTACAGGCCCATACGGCATGGAGAATCGAAGGGACGCTTCGAGAATTTCCAAAGTTCGAACCGGTCAACATGTGGTTTGAGTATCCGGTTCACTGCCTGGATCAGATCGGCGTGCTGAAAGATCTTGAGCTGGAAGCAGACAAACCGGCATGGCAGAAAGGTAGAGAAGCCAGAAAGAAACAGGGAGAGCAAGCACGTAAAGCCAAAAAGGAAAAATATAAGATGGCGATAGAAAATTTCCGGTTTACGCATGAGGACAAATATCCGACGGTAAAGGAGTTGTATGAAGTCCTGAAATCGGATGCAGAAGCAACCGGCGAGAAATATCCGGAGGAAAAAACGGTTCGAAATTCATTAAAAGAAATCGGATTTATGGTAAATAAAGATACGCGTTGTATTTGCCCGATACCTGAAACATTTTAGGTCATGGGCAAATGCCCGACACCTAAAATAACATAGGTCACGGGAATTCCCGCAATCATGGTAACGGGCATCGGGCAGAAAGTTGCCCGACACCTTGTTTTTTAGGTGGCAGGAATGCCCGCCCGGCACCTGTATATAAATATATACCCTAATCGGGCGGGAATGTGCGGGCATGCCCACCCTAAGTGTGGGGCGATTGAGTACGCCCCCACAACGGGTTAGGAGCATACCCACCCAGCACAGACGCGCAGGAAAGGAATGATAAAACATGTCACACGACAAACGACTCAAAATTGCGGGACAGATGCCTCCGCTTAGAAGAATCCCCTTTGGAGAAGTTTATGACGCATCGAAAGACGAAGTTCTTCTGTGGCTGAAAGAACAGCCGGAGCTTTTGAATTTGTTTGCTGACAAATTAAGATCTTGGGGTTGCATCACATTTGATAAAAAATCTGGTACTTGGAGAGGGGCTGATTATCATGATTGATTTTTTTATGGCGATGAACCCGCCGACGATAACACATCAGGAACATAAAGTTGCAATCGTAAACGGGAAACCGGTATTTTACGAAACACCAGAATTAAAAAGAGCCCGGCAGAAACTGATTGGGCATCTGTGTAAATATAAGCCAGAAGACATGGAACCGTATCAGAAAGGTGTACGCCTGGTTACAAAGTGGTGCTTCCCGCAGGGAGAGAAACATAAGGACGGAGAATACCGGACTACAAAGCCTGACACCGATAACCTGCAGAAGCTGCTGAAAGATTGCATGACGACGGTAGGCTTCTGGAAAGATGATGCACTGGTTGCGTCAGAGATCGTGGAAAAGTTCTGGGCGCGCATCCCAGGCATTTACATCAAGATTGAGGAGCTGCCATGATGAATTATTTTAAATTCTTTACAGAGGTCTGGCGATTCTTCAAGAAGTATTATGATCGGCCAGGAAAAGAACAGGATTATGAGGAGAGTGTTCGGGAATGCTCTCAGCTTGCGAAAACGTTCGGAAATGGAGAGTTTGTAAACCAGGTATGCATGGCAGTCCTGGAAGAACTGGAACGCTGCTGGAAGGGCAGAGAGGAGGAGTAGATGGCAGTGATTGGAATTGTTGTGTTCTGCGGTGCGTTGGTTGGCCTGTTTGCCTGGTTACTGAACCGGCCAGAGCGTCCGAAGGATCCGGAAGAGGACCGGGAGCAGGAAGAATATCTTACGGAATGGAGCAGGAATCATGGGAAGAATGAAAAAAGCAAAGTGGAAAAGTAGAGAAGAGCACAACGACTATATCCATGCTGAATGCTCTAGTTGTGGCTTTCAGGTTGAGAGTTATGATGCCGTTGAAACAGGAAGATCCAGTACAGAATATATCAAAGCAAAATGGAAGTTCTGCCCGAAGTGCGGAGCTAAAATGAAAGTGTAGAACAAAAAGAAAGGAGCCAGCCTCCGGCCGGGGCAAAAGAAAAAAATGAAAAATATCAAAGAAAACAATTTTATGAAAAGTCGTTTGACTACGGATGCGGGAGAGGCGTTTTCGCCGTCGCGATATAGCCTGAAAAGCAAAAATGATGCTATATTGCATCCGTACAGAACTTATGATCTATTTTACGAAATCACATTTATGGTGCTTCAAAAGCTTGGCGCATATGAAGATATCGGGACACCGGAAGAGTGCGCGGAAGCCATGCAGACGGCACGGGCGTGCCAGACGCAGTACTTAGATAATATAACCGATCCACTCGAGCCGCTTAAGATCGCAAGTGCACTGAGAAGTGAGGTTTTAAAATTACAGTTTAGACAAGCAGAAAAACCAGAAAGCATTAGCCCATTAGACTATACAGTCATCGCGGCGCTAAAAGAAGCTCTCGAAAAGAGGGTCAAACAATGAAAGGTCTGATTATTGACTGTTTTGCTGGCGGAGGCGGTGCCTCCGTTGGCATTGAGATGGCACTGGGGAGACCGGTAGATATTGCGATTAATCACGATCCAGACGCCATTTTGATCCATAAGACGAATCACCCGAACACGCTGCATCTGACCGAGGATATTTTCAAGGTCAACCTGCGGAAATACGTCAAAGATCAGCGTGTGGCATTGATGTGGGCGAGTCCGGACTGCACGAGCCATTCAAAAGCCAAGGGCGGAAAACCGAGGGAGCGCGGTCTGCGTATCCTTCCATGGGCGGTGTATAAGCACGCCAAGGAGATTCTGCCGGATGCTGAAGCCGGAAGAACTGAAACTGATGCAGGGATTCCCGAAAGATTACATTATCAACCGGGATTACAACTGGAAGAGTTATCCGGTCGCAAAGCAGGTGGCGCGGATTGGGAACAGCGTGGTGCCGATTATGGCGCAGAAACTGGTAGAAGCAAACTGTCCGTATCTAAAAGTAGGAGTGCGGGTGCCAAACCTTAACATCGATGACAGCCAAGAGCAACTGAGATTTGCGTAAAATAGGAGGATTGAATATGAACAGTGAAGGCTATCGTGATCCGACCGCAGACAGGGCGATTCGAAGCGCAAGCCGCCTGCCGAGACAGATCTGGAGTGTGGTCAAGGTTGTGCGGGAGGTCTTGAACGTGTCGCATCTGGAGTTGGTTGAGATCAGAATGAGAGACAGAACAACCGGAAGAGAACATACATGGGGAGGTGATACCAATGGATCAGCACAAAGAGGAGAACGAGAAGAAAAAAGAATACCTGAGAAGATACCATGCGGCAGAGCTTGCGGAACGAGAAATTCGAGAAGAGATTGATGATCTGCGAATGAATAAAATGTTTCCGGCACTGATCCAGGATGGGATGCCACACGGGAGCAGCAGTGGAGACTTATCGGCGTACGCGGCGCAACTCGACGAATTATTGGTAGAACTGAAAGATCAGATGGAGAAGAGGATCCGGATTCGACGGGAAATCACTAGAAAAATCGAGTCAATGCAAGATGAGACCGAAAAAACAGTTTTGAGACTGAGATACATACACTGGCTGAAATGGGAGCAGATCGCTGAGCGAATGGGATACAGCCTTCGAAACATTACGAAGATTCACGGGAAGGCGCTTGCTCATTTTGAAATATAAAAAGAGTTCCTTTTTTTTCCTATCGCACCTATGGTATAGTGTAAGAACCAGAGAATGGATAAGGGATCAACATTTCCTACACTTTCTTACAAAACTCCTTAGATGTATTTTGATCAGCGGTCAGGTGTCACAGCCTGACCGCTGATTGGGCGGCATCAGCCCGCGGAAAATGTCCGAGTAATCGAATGGTGCACGGCGCAGCTTGGTACCTTGCGCCACCTGGAACGTAGCTCAACAGGAAGAAGCAGTCGCATGCTATTAGCATGAGTCGACAAGGGCGCAGGTTCGAGTCCTGCCGTTCCAACTCTCCATTGACTGGAGATCATCCCCCATATACTTCTTTTAAAACGTCCTGTAGAAATGCAGGACGTTTTGTAGTATGATGACAGAAAAAGGAGGAAAGTATAGGATGGATATAGGATTTGTAATTACGTATTTGCTTTGCCCAATTATTGTTTCTGTTGGCTTAATAACAGGGAAAAGGACAGGAGACCATCATCAATTATTGACGGCATATGCATTTAAAGGAATGTTTTATTTTTATTCGGCTGCGGCGAATTTGATCCATTTTATTAACCAATCGCATACAGAAAGAGATATTATTGGGCTTGCGATTGGATTGGCGATTATTGAGGGGACAAATGGAATAATGGAAGCAAAAACAGCTGCTTTAGAATGGGCAAAAGAGCAAGAAAAAAAATAATATGTGAAAATCATAGGCGGTCTTGCATAGAGACTGCCTTTTGTTATATTCAAAAACGACGAATCGAGGTGATGGAACATGGCCCGGGCGCCAGATAAAAGAATAGAGCAGGCAAAGGGCATGTACCTGAAAGGCATGAAATTGGTTGAGATTGCAAGTCAACTGAATCTGCCGGAAGGAACTGTTCGCCGTTGGAAATCTACTCACAGATGGGATAACGAGCGTTCGGATAAAAAAAGCGAACGTTCGGATAAGAAAAAAAGAGGCGGTCAACCGGGAAATCAAAATGCGACCGGTCCGCCGGGAAATAAGAATGCAGTTAAGACAGGAGAGTTTGAAGCTCTCTTTTTTGATTGTCTGGATCCAGAAGAAAAACGGTTGACTGAAATGGTGACGCCGGACAAGGAGCAGTTGCTCCTGCAGGAAATTCAGCTATTGACTGTGCGGGAACGGCGGATGTTGAAAAGAATTGAGATGCTGAAGAACATGGAGCAGCCGACGGCCGATGAAAATATTGAGCCAGAAGAACAAGTTCCAGCGGGAATGAGTGTTACCGGATATCGATCTGGAATTGAAAAAGGAAAACCAACTGTTTTAAAAGAATACGAGGGGATTTTGGGACAGATCCAGTCCATAGAAGATGCCCTGACCCGTGTGCAGGCACGGCGTCAGCGAGCCATCGAGGCCTTGCATAAATTTGGCTATGATGATGCGCGGCTGGAGCTGGCGGCAATGCAGCTTGAATTCGAAATGAGCAAACAGGACGTTCAGCAGGAAGAAACCGGCGACGATGGATTCCTTTCTGCGATGAATGCCGTGGCGCAGGAAGTCTGGGGTGATGAGAGTGTATGAGAAAATCTCATCATTGAAAGAAAAGCTGCAGAAACTCAAACAAAACATCAAAAGCCGGCAGAAAGACCAGACATTCCATTTTTCGCCGTTTTCCAGAAAGCAGAATCAGGTTCTTACCTGGTGGTGCGAGGATTCGCCTGTTCATGATAAGGATGGAATTATAGCTGACGGTGCGATCCGATCCGGAAAAACTATCAGCATGTCCCTCTCATTCGTGATGTGGGCGATGCATACGTTCAACGGTCAGAACTTTGCCATGTGCGGCAAGACCATCGGTTCCTTCCGACGTAATGTCCTGTTCTGGTTGAAACTGATGCTCAAATCCAGAGGATATTCCGTAACTGACCGCAGAGCGGACAACCTCATTTTGATCAGAAAAGGCGATGCGGAGAACTACTTTTATATTTTTGGCGGAAAAGATGAGCGTTCACAAGATTTGATTCAGGGTATCACGCTGGCGGGTGTGTTCTTTGATGAGGTTGCGCTGATGCCGGAATCCTTCGTCAATCAGGCAACCGGCCGATGCTCCGTTGAAGGTTCCAAATTTTGGTTTAACTGCAACCCGGACGGCCCATATCACTGGTTTAAGCTCAATTGGATTGACAAAAGGAAAGAAAAACAGCTGCTGTATCTCCATTTTACAATGGATGACAACCTAAGCCTATCCGAGAAAATAAAAATCAGATACCGAAACATGTATACCGGGGTGTTCTATAAAAGATATATCCTGGGCTTGTGGGCTATGGCTGAGGGTATTATCTACGATATGTTCAGCGAAGCACAACATGTGAAAGATCCATCGCTATTTGAAAATTTATTGCTTGACAGCAATAGATATGTCAGTTGCGATTATGGAACTCAAAATGCAACGGTGTTTCTCCTGTGGGAAAAAGGAACGGATGGCGTTTGGTATTGTACGAAAGAATATTATTATTCTGGACGAGAGGAAGGAAAGCAGAAAACGGATGCAGAGTATGCAGATGACTTGGAAAATTGGCTGGATAAGATGGAAATTCGCGCAATTATAGTGGATCCTGCGGCTGCTTCTTTTATTGCGGAATTGCGAAAACGTGGATTCAAAATCATAAAAGCCAAAAATGATGTAGAGGACGGAATTCGATTGGTAGCAACCAAATTGAATTTGCAAAAAATTGTATTTTCAACGACTTGTATAAATACAATTAAAGAATTTGCATCTTATATTTGGGATAAAAAAGCTGCTGAAAACGGAGAAGACAAGCCAGTGAAGCAATATGATCATGCGATGGACGCTGTAAGATATTTTGTATATACAATACTTGGGGAGCGACCGAGGCTGAACAGAAAAGTGAAAGGAGGAATTTAGCGTTGCACACGAATTTATACAGACTGCCGTCTGAGGAGATACTGACGGATTCTAAACTGAACGAATTCATCATGCGGCATGCCGGAGAGTGCGCATTTAGATACAGCAGGCTGCAGGAGGCCTACGAGACGGATTACCCGATCCTGCATGAGCCGTTAAAGCCCAAGTGGAAGCCGGACAACCGGATCATGGTCAACTTTGCGAAATACATCGTGGATACGATGAACGGCTTCTTCATCGGGCATCCGATCAAACTGCAGGTAGACGATGGAAACGAAGCGGTTGAGAAATATGTTGATTTTCTGGATCAGTATAATGATCAGGACGATAACAATGCCGAACTGTCCAAGATCTGCAGTATCTTCGGTAAAGGCTATGAAATGTATTACGTAGATGAGAACGGAAATATCGGTATCACCTATCTGAGCCCGCTGGATGCATTCATGATCTACGACGATTCCGTGCTGGAAAGGGAACGATATTTCGTGCGACTGTATTACGATTCGAATCAGACCCTTCATGGAAGCGTATCGGACGAGACGAAGGTCCGCTGGTTTACAATCAAAGGAAAATTGCTCTGGGATGCAGACGAGAAGATACACGGTTTCGACGGCGTTCCGGCATCGGAGTACGTAGAAAACAAGGAGCGTATGGGAATCTTCGAGCCGGTCCTTACGATGATTAATGCATACAACAAGGCGATCAGCGAGAAAGCCAATGATGTTGACTATTTCGCGGATGCCTATCTCAAGGTTCTTGGTTCCAAGCTGGAAGAAGACGATGTGGCGCATATCCGGGATGACAGAATCATTAATTTCGACGGGGACACCGAACGGTTGATTGTCGAATTTCTTCAGAAACCGGATGGTGATACCACGCAGGAGCATCTGATCGATCGTCTGGAAAAGCTCATTTTCCATATCAGCATGGTGGCCAATATCTCGGACGAGAATTTTGGCACCAGTTCCGGCATCGCCATGAAATATAAGCTGCAGGCAATGAGTAACTTGGAAAAAACGAAAGAGCGGAAATTTACCAGCGGAATGAACCGGAGGTATCGTCTGATTTTCTCAAATCCGGTCTCAGGAATGAAAAAAGATGACTGGGTGAAGATCCATCCACATTTTACACCAAATTTCCCGGCAAACCTGCAGGAAGAGGCAGAGATCGCGAAGAATCTGGAAGGTGTGGTCAGCCAGGAAACACAGCTCGGGGTGCTGTCTATTGTGGACAATGTACAGGATGAAATCAAGAAAATTGATACCGATCAGAACAAGGTGAGAGCGGATCCAGTGATGAAGCAGATGTTTGGCGGCGGTGGACAGGATGACGAGTAAGGAATACTGGCAGAAACGTGAGACGGAACATGCCAAGAAGAATAAGATGTCTGAGCAGACCTATGCAGAAGAGATCCGGAAGACCTATGCGTATATGGCGGATCAGATTCAGAAGGAAATCGATGGATTTTACGCAAAATACGCCAATGCTGAGAAGATTTCGCTGGCAGAAGCAAAGAGAAGGGTTTCCAAGCTCGATATCGAAGAGTATGGCAGGAAAGCGGCGAAATACGTCAAAGAAAAAGATTTTTCCGACCAGGCGAATGAAGAGATGCGGCTGTACAATGCAACCATGAAGATCAACCGTCTGGAACTGCTGAAAGCCAATATCGGGCTGGAAATGGTATCCGGTTTCGATGAACTGCAGAAATATTTTGACAAGACGCTGACACAGCAGACAATAGAAGAATTTCGCAGGCAGGCGGGTATTCTTGGCAATTCTGTGCAGGAAAACGGGAAAATGGCGCGGGCAATCGTCGATGCGTCATTCCATAACGCCACTTATTCCGATCGAATCTGGATGTATCAGGATATGCTGAAAGCAGAGCTGGACAAGCTGCTGAAAACAGGGCTAATCCAGGGTAAGAACCCGCGGGAGCTTGCGGTGCACCTGCAGAAACGCTTTGGTGCAAGCCGGGAGGATGCAGAGCGGCTCATGGTCACGGAGCTTGCCAGAGTCCAGACAGAAGCTCAGAAACAGTCCTATATCCGAAATGGATTCGAAGAGTATACATACGTTGCCTGCGGGAATGCAGATGTCTGCGAGCGGTGCCAGGCGTTGGACGGTAAGCATTTTAGGGTGCAGGATATGATGCCAGGGACAAATGCGCCGCCGATGCATCCGCGATGCCACTGCTCTACGGCGGCCTATGAAGACAGCACAGAGTATGAGAAATGGTTGGAATTTCTGGAGCAGGGTGGTACCACAGAAGAATGGGAAGCTTCGAAAAACAGAAAGGCGAGATACAAAGACAACGAAGGCATATTCCAAACATTGGATGGCAGATCAAAGGGGCGAGACGTTATCAAACCTCGAAATATCATGAAAGAAATGAAAAAGTCCAGCATCGGAACGGAAATGTTGGAATATCTTCAGGAAAATGATATTCAAATAAAGGTATGGTACGGAGTTGATGTCGACGAGGGATTGGACGGACTTTTCGAAGATGGTGAAATCAACATTTATGCTGATAACACCAAAACGGTTCGTGAGACAGCTATTACAGTGCTTCACGAGGCTACACATGCCAAAATCAACAAGCCAAACACCAAAAATCAAGAGTTACAATGTTATATGAACGAGTACAGACATCAAAACATCGAATTGACAGAAAAAGTTGTCCAGGATATAATTAATCATATAAATGATAAATATCCGAATCTGAAATGGGAGTGATTGTTTATGACGAATACTCTGAATATTCCGCCTCATGAGAGAGTAAAGCTCTTGAGGAAAGGCGAAAAAGTTTTGTGCAAAAAATGTAAAACAGGAATCATGATTCCTGTTGGCGACCGTGAAAAAACCAATACTTTTTACTGTGATTCTTGCAAGAATCAGTTAATTATCAACTGATGATAAGGAGACAGGACAAATGGCTCAGAATGATTATTTCGTGATTGTATACCAGGTACTGAAATATCTGTATGAATGCTTGAAAAAGGGTGAAAAACCAGAAGCGTGTTACCTTACAGCATCAGCTTATAATATTCCTGAGAATTATTGGCAGTATATCATTTTAAGCCTGATTACGGAAGAATATGTAAAAGGCATTGCTGTTAATCATACGAAAGATGGCGTTCTTTTAGGCGATCTGCCGGATGCTATTATCACGCCCAAAGGTATTTCATATCTGTTTGAGAATTCATTGATCGAAAAGGCAAAAAGGACATTGAAAGACGTAAAAGAAATGGTTCCATTTGTATAATTAACCACCAGTCGAGAGGCCGGTGGTATTTTTATACACATTTTTAAGAAAGGACAAGGTGAAATATGATTATCACAGGAATGGCACATTTCGAGAGTGTAGCACAGAAGAAACTCGTTGAATGGTACCACAAGAACAGACCGGAGGTTCAGATCGACCTTGGAAATGTATTCGTGGTATGGTCATGCAAAACACTCCAGAATTACAAGTGCCTTGCATCTACGACTATCAGCGGAGATGGCATCTATGCTGAGTACACCTATAACGGGGACAAGCAGGAACTCTACGAAGATGTATACGGTAAAATAACTAATACATGCCATACAGAAGAATAGGAGGTACAAGACCATGAAGAAACTTTTTATTTCTCAGCCAATGAAAGGAAAGTCTGATGCAGACATCCTTGCAGAACGTAAGAAAGCAATCAAGAGTGCAGAAGAGAAGATCGGAGAGCCAGTAGAGGTTATTGATTCTTTCTTCCAGGAAGCTCCGGTGGATGCAAAGCCACTCTGGTTCCTTGGAAAATCCCTGGAACTTCTGGCTGGTGCTGACATTGCCTACTTTGCGAAAGGCTGGCAGGATGCCAGAGGGTGCAAGATCGAAAATACATGTGCTATTGAGTACGGTATTCCGGTCATTGAAGATTACACAGCAGAGTAGAAAAGCGGTGATCCATACATCTCCCACCGGCAGGAAACAGCCGGAATGAAAGGATGTGATGACTGTTGATTGATGTAACGGTAAGAAAAGACCGATTGACTGTGTCCGGTCATGCAATGTACGCACCACATGGGCAGGATATTGTCTGTGCGGGTGTTTCCAGCCTTGTGCGGACGCTGATCCGCTCGATCGAGGATCTGACAAGGGATGAAATAGAATACGAAGTATCGCCCGGCTGGGTTGATATACAGTATGGGAATCTATCAGAGAGAGCAAGAACTCTGGTGGATTCCTTTTTTGTCGGCATCTGTCTGATGGTCGATGAATTTCCGGAGCATGTCCGGATCGTGTAACCGATGTGACCGGAATGTCGTTAAACTATGATTCCGGAGCAACGGCACGGGGCTATTACAGAACGGGACGGGGCAGAAAGGACAGAAAAATAATGAAGCGCAAAAACAACCATTATCATTGGAGAATCCCGATGATCAACCTGCAGGTATTTGCAGACGGCGAAGGAGACGGCAGCGGAGCCGGAGACGGAAACGAGGACGGAGCTGGAGCAGGTTCTGGAGATAGCGGCAATGAGATGTCGTTTGATGATTTTCTGGGGCAGGCAGAGAATCGCGCGGAGTTCGACCGCAGAGTGCAGAAAGCGGTAAATACAGCAGTGACCAAAGCGCAGGAAAAGTGGCAGGCACTGACTGATGATAAGCTTTCAGAGGCGGAAAAGCTGGCGAAGATGACAAAGGAAGAGAAAGCGGAGTATAAAAACCGGAAGTTGGAAAAGGAACTGGCAGATCTGAAACGGCAGAATTCGCTCTCGGAAATGTCAAAGACGGCCAGAAAGATGCTGGCAGATGAAGAAATCAACATCCCGGATGAACTTCTGGCACATCTGGTATCGGAAAGCGCTGAGGATACCAAGACGGCGGTTGAAACTTTCGCGAAAATGTACAAGGATGCAGTGCAGGCAGCCGTAAAAGATGCCCTGAAGGGGAATGCACCAAAGGGCGGATCCGGCGGAAAAGGCGCTGTGACGAAAGAGCAGATTCTCGCAGTCAGCAACCCGATCGAACGGCAGCGGCTGATTGCGGAAAATATCGCATTATTTCAGTAGGAGGAAAACAGCATGCATAAAATCGGAAAATTAGGACTGCAGGTATTTGCGGCACCGGATAACATGACAGGTCAGGAACAGATCCAGGTAAAAGCCCGTGAGATTGACTTTGTAACATCTTTCGGCAAAAACATCCAGGCACTGCTTGATGTTCTGGGCATTGCCCGAATGATCAAGAAGGACAACAATACTATTTTAAAGACCAAAAAGGTAACAGGAACCCTGCAGTCCGGAGAGGTGAAAGAAGGAGAAGAAATTCCATACTCCCGGTACGCTGTAGAAGAGATTCCGTTTGATACCATCCGTATTGAAAAATATCGCAAGGGAGTAACCTTGGAAGCAATCGCAGAAAAAGGATACGATGCTGCAGTGCAGGATACCGATGAAGAGTTCAAAACCGATCTGCAGAATGTTGTCATGGACAAACTGTATACACAGCTGAAAGCAGGATCGTTGACTGGCCACGAAAGTACCTGGCAGATGGCGGTTGCTATGGCGATCGGAAAAGTCAAAGATAAATTTAAAAAGATGAAAAGAACAGCCACCGGCGTAGCAGTGTGGGTGAATACGTTGGATGTGTACAAATATGTTGGTGCTGCGGATATTTCCCTGCAGACTGCCTTCGGATTTGAGTACATGAAAAAGTTTCTGGGCGCAGAGGTTGTGTTTGTAAGCTCTGAAATCCCGGAAAACGTTGTTATTGCAACTCCACTCAATAACATCGTCGGATATTACATCGATCCAGGCGACTCTGAGTTTGCAAAGGCCGGTCTCAGTTACACAACAGACCCAACCACTCATTTCATCGGCTTCCATGCACAGGGTACCTATGAGAGAGCAATTTCGGATCTGTACGCTATTATGGGTCTCAGAATCTTCTGCGAATATCTGGATGCTATCGCCTATATTTCCGTTGGTGGATCTGATGCGCAGACGCTCGGAACTCTGAATGTAACATCTGAAGCAGGAACAGAAGATGGAAAGACTAAGATTTCTGTAAAAGAGCAGATCATGTCTGTGAATAACTATTGGAAGTACAAAGATGCGGCATCCGCAACTACCGTGAAATACGGCGATGATGTGAAGAACTGGAGCAAATGGGATGGAGAGTCCGAGATCGCATCTACAGCAGGGCATCATATTACGCTGGTTGAGTGCGACCAGAACTACAAAGCAGTTCGTTCCGGCGATGTAACAGTAGCTGTGAAGAGCTGAGAAAGGGTGATGATATATGTACAGAGTAATCGAGTATTTTACTGATTTGCAGGACAATGACCATGAATACAGAGCAGGCGATACCTTCCCGCGTGAGGGACTCAAGGTATCCGAAGCCCGCCTGGCAGAGCTTGCATCTGCTGAAAATCTGCGTGGTATCCCACTGATCGAGCTGGTGGAGCCGGAAAAGGCAGGCAAAGTGAAAAGCAAGAATAAGGCAGTAGATTCCTTGGCAGAGTAGGAGGCAGCCTATGATCGAAGATCTGAAACTGCTTCTTGGGATGGAAGATACAGACAAAAAGACAGAACAGCAGTTACAGCTGATTCTGAATGCCACGAAACAGCGGCTGAAATTTCTTCTTGGCGGTCTGGAGCCGCCGGAAGAGATGGAATACATCATATTGGATGTTTCGGTCATTCGATTCAACCGGATCGGCTCGGAAGGGCTCTCCTCTCACAGTGTTGAGGGCGAGAGCCTTTCCTGGTCTGAAAATGATTTTGCCGGGTACATGGATGATATTCAGTCCTATCTGGACAGTCAGCAGGAGGCAAGAAAGGGAAAGGTGAAGTTTCTGTGAGATACGATACGCCAGTTTTCTTCCAACGGGTACTGCCGGGCGAATATGATTCGAAAACCGGAAACTATGCTGCAGACCAGGTCACAGAGGTGCGGAAAATGGCTTCTGTGATGGATACGAGGGCAGAGATCATGCAGATCGTATACGGAGGAATCCGTCAGGGCAGCGTGACCGTACAGCTTCAAAATCATTACCAGAAGCCGTTTGATCGGATCCGGATCGGGAACACGACCTATGGAGTGGACTATACGCGGAAACTTCGCGTGAAACAGACTTTTATACTATCGGAGGTGGTCTGATGCCGAAAATCAAGCTGGAAGGAATGGAAAAACTGCAGGTCAAATTGAAGAAAAACGTGCAGATGAGTAAAGTGAAACAGATAGTAAAGGATAATGGTGCAGCTCTGCAGGAGGCCGCACAGAGAAAAGCTCCAGTGGATACTGGTAACTTGAAACGACACATCGGTCTTGAGATCCGAGATGGCGGCCTTACGGCAGAAGTAGAGCCAACGGCAGAGTATGCGGCGTATGTGGAGTACGGAACCCGGTACATGAACGCACAGCCGTATATGCGTCCTTCCTATACGGCACAGAAAGAACAGTTCAAATCCGATTTGAAAAAGCTTACGAGGTGACATCATGGACCCACAGCAGGAATTATTCAGTGCATTGCTTCTGGAATTGAAAAAACAGTATCCGGACAGTGTGTATGACACGTTTTTACCGCCGGAAGGCACGCCATATCCGTTTGTCTATCTGGCGGACAGCGACTTGAATGATCAGGCCAACAAAACGGCTGTGTTCGGCAACGTAAGCCAGACAATCCACGTTTGGCACGATAATCCGCGGCAGCGCGGCACAGTTTCACAGATGCTTCTGCAGATCAAGCAGATTTGCAGACATCTGGAGCACACCGGCAACTTTTCCTGGTCCGTGAAGGACTTAAATCAGAGAATATTGCCGGATACAACCACCAACCAGCCACTTCTTCATGGAATTGTAGAAGTGACTTTTTTATTTAGTTAGGAGAACAGCATGAGAAAAACAATTGATTTACAGTTATTCGCAGATGCGGTACGTGGTAAAAAGATCGTTTATCTGTACCGCCTTAAAAAAGATGCGGCTAAAAATGCAGCTACAGCATTAGCGTTTACGACAGAGAACGGCAGAACGACAAGTAAAGATGCCGATACCACAGAGACAAAGGATGGCACGATCCGTACCCCGGGAGCAGCCGAGGTTGAGATTACGGCAACCAGTATTCTTGCCAAGGGCGACACGCTGATCGACTCTCTTGAAGATGCCATGATCAATGATGAACTGGTCGAGATCTGGGAAGCAAATCTGGATGATCCAGCATCCAGCGGAAGCAATAAATTTAAAGGAAAATACTTCCAGGGCTATGTGACGGAGGTAGAAAAGACTTCAAACGCCGAAGATATGGTGGAGGTGTCTCTTACCTTTGGTGTCAATGGAACCGGTCAGAAAGGTGATGTAACCGTAACGACCGCGCAGCAGGAAATAGCAGCTTACGTATTTACAGATACGACAAAAACAGGAGCGTAAAAGTGTTGAGGGCGAGAAATCGTCCTCTTTTTGAATAGTAAAGGAGAAAAACGATATGGAACTTACAATCAACGGACAGGTGTATCAGTTTAATTTTGGCATGGGATTCATGAGAGAAATGAACAAGAAAGTAAGCATGCCGGTAGACGGAGTAAAAGATGCCAAGAAGAATATTGGCCTGAGATACGCTGTGGCAGGGATCATGGACGGAGATGTAGAGGCTCTTGAGGATCTGTTACTCGTAGCGAATAAAGGGCAGAATCCGAGAGCAACTACAGAAATTCTGGATGAATATATTGATGATCCGGATACCGATATCAATCAGCTCTTCGAAGATACGATGGGTTTCTTAAAGAATGCAAATGCTACGAAGAAATGCGTCCAGAATCTCGAGAAGACGATCGAGGAAGAAAAAGCGAAGAAGTAGGTGGCGTAGCCCATGAAGAGGTGAGTTTCGAAGAACAATACCGGGAAGTTGCAATCAGCTGCTTCCGGTATCTGGGATTCACATCGTTTGAGCAGGTTGATCGTCTGACGATTGCACAGTACGAAATTATGATGGAAGCGCTGAGATATCGAATAGTAGACGACGAATACAGGGCACATCGGCAGGCCTTTCTGAATTTTGCGGCCCAAGCGCAAAAAAAATCCGGAAAGAAAACAGTGCCAGTATACAAGCGATTCCGTAATTTCTTTGACTATGAAAAAGAATTAAAAAATGTGAAGGAAAAGAAGCACAAGAAGGGTGATCCACGATTCGCCGGAATATCCAAATTGTTAAAGAGAGGAGAGTGAACAGATGGCAGAATCTTATAGCGTAAAGGCGGTTTTATGCGCGGAAGATAAGAACTTCTCCTCAATGATGAAATCATGCAACAGTTATGCTGAAAATCTGAAAAATACGCTTACAAGTGGAATTGGATTCGGCGCTATGGCGGCGATCGGATCCAAGGCAGTATCGGCAGTCGGAAGTGGATTAAAAAGTCTGACTACAGGAGCAATAAGCGCTGGTGCGAATTTTGAGAATGCTATGTCATCTGTAGCAGCTATTTCCGGGGCTACAGGATCTGACTTTGATCGGCTGTCTGAAAAGGCGAAACAGCTCGGAAAATCCACACAGTACACCGCAAGTGAGACAGCTTCTGCGATGGAGTACATGGCAATGGCCGGCTGGAAAACTGAGGATATGTTAAATGGAATCGAAGGCGTAATGGATCTGGCCGCTGCATCGGGAGAAGATTTGGCTGGCGTTTCCGACATCGTAACAGATGCTATGACAGCTTTCGGTTTATCGGCGAATGGCACCACCAAAATTATCAAAGATGGTTTTACAAAAGAAGTCTCCAACGCTTCACATTTTGCTGATGTTCTGGCAGCAGCTTCGGCAAATTCTAACACCAACGTTGCTATGCTGGGCGAATCTTTTAAATATGCGGCTCCCGTAGCTGGATCGTTAGGATACAGCGTAGAAGATACAGCCATTGCCCTCGGACTCATGGCGTCGTCAGGGTTGAAAAGCAGTATGGCTGGTAGCAGCCTCCGAACTATCCTGACAAATCTTGCCAAGCCAACAGATGATATCAGTGACGCAATGGATTATTTGGGCATATCCTTGCAGAATGGTGATGGCTCTATGAAGTCTCTGATGGACATTGTAACGGATTTGCGAGGTGCATTTGGACAATGTAAAATGCCAATGGATCAGTTCCAAGAGAATCTTGCAAAACTTGACGAAAAGTATGCCAATGGAGAGCTGACAGAAAAGAAGTATAATGAAGCATTAGCAGATTTAACGGAAAAGGCTTATGGAGCAGAGGGAGCGTTAAAGGCCAAATATGCTGCTACATTAGCTGGAAAAGAGGGTATGTCAGGTCTGCTTTCAATCGTGAGTGCGGCACCAGAGGATTTTGACAAGTTAACTAATGCCATCTATAACAGTGACGGCGCGGCCAAAGAAATGGCAGAAATAAAAATGGATAACTTGCAGCACGATGTTGTGAAACTGCAGTCTGCTATGGAAGGGCTTGGAATCACCGCATTCAACCAGGTTGGCGGAAAAATGAGAGGTTTGGTTGGCATCGCAACTGAGATGGTTGGAAAAATCGATGAAAAACTTGCCAGTGGAAAAGGAATTGAAAAGGCTGTCGATAAAATAGAATCAATGGTCGAGAAAGCAAAACCATATTGGAATATTTTCAAAACGGATGCAGTGGAAGCGGGAACAGCGCTGGGCGATGCGGCTGGAACTATCATAGGAGATATTAAGAAACTTTCAGGTTCTTTTGGCAGCACAGAAAGTATTGAAAATTTCTCAACCACTTTGGGCAAGGTTAAAGATGGAATTGTAGCAGTTTCGGGATTTCTGGAAAAACATTCGGACGCGATTGCAAAAGTAGCGGTAGCGCTTCCGAAACTATTGGTTGCATATAAAGGCTTCAAAATTGTTAAGGCCGTAGCACCATTTATTGGTGCGTTTACAGGAGCTGTTGGAGGACTGGCAAAGGCTGGCCTTGGAAAAATCGCGCCTGGGCTATTCAAAGTTTCAAAAGGACAGGAAGCGGTTGGCAAATCAAGCGGTGGCAGTGCAAAGAAAATGGTAGCGTCTGCAAAAGCATTTATGATGATGGGTGTCGGGGTGCTGGCGATTAGTGCTGGATTCTATTTGCTTGCGCAGTCTGCAATTGCAGTAACCAACGCTGGCCCAGGGGCAATCGCTGTTTTTGGTGGTTTGATTGGTGTTGTAGTAGGACTTGCAGTTGGTATGACAAAGATGCTTTCGTCTATGTCTGGCGGGTCGAAGAAATTAACAGCGATGACACCGGCGCTTCTGGCGTTGGGAGCGGCTGTATTAATGATTAGCGCAGGTTTGGCACTGCTGGCGTATTCTTCAATTCAGTTGGCGAATGCTGGTCCCCTGGCCATTGGATGTATGGCAGGAATGGTCGTAGCGCTTGCCGGTTTGATGTTGGTAGCGAAAAATGTAGCACCAACACTTTCGGCCGGAGCAGTTGGATTTGTTGCGTTTGGGGCCTCGGTATTAATTGCGGCAGCTGGAATCGGATTGTTATCCCTGGCGGCTATTAATCTTGCAAATGCCGGTCCCCTGGCCATTGGATGTATGGTTGGTATGGTTGCGGCAATCGCTTTGCTGGCAGTGGGAGCGGCTGCTCTTGGACCAGCATTGACAGTGGGAGCCGTTGGCTTTATTGCATTTGGAGCCGCTATTGTTTTGGTGGCAGCAGGTGCGTTGATTGCCAGCGCGGCATTGGCGGTTGTGTCTGCTGTTCTTCCTTCGATCGTACAATATGGAAGCCAGGGAGCGGTAGCTATTGCTCAGCTTGGTGCAAGCATGATTGTTTTTGGCACCGGAGCTGCTGTTGGAGGAATTGGCGCAACCGCGCTCGGAGTTGGTCTTGCGTTGGTCGGTGTAACTGCGCTGGTTGCAGCCGCAGGAGTAATTGTATTGGCCGCCGGAGCAGCGGTGCTTGGAGCTTCGCTTGTGATGGCAGGTGCAGGTTTGACAATTATGGGAGCAGCATTTCCACTTGTAGCGGCTGGTGCAAGGGTCAGTGCAGCCGGATTGGCGGCATTACTTGGATCAGGTACTGCGGCCAGTGCGGTTTTTGTGATTTTGGCAGGATCTTCTGGCGCGGCAGCTGTAACAGTTGGCGTATTTGCAGCGGCAATGGTGGCCGGAGCCGCAGGAACCGGTCTTATGGTAGTTGCTCTGAAATCAGTAAATTCCAGCATGAAGTCAATTGCTGGAAATGCAAAGAGCGCAGAAAAATCGCTCACGAGCATGAAATCGAGCGTCAATGTTGTAAATTCGGGGTTGGATGCATTGGAGAACAAAGCAAAATCCGCTATCAGTGCATTAATTAAGCAGTTTTCTCAGGGAGAAAGCAAGGCAAAAACTTCTGGAAAAGCGGTTGGAAATAATTTCAACAATGGCGTTTCAGCAGGAATGTCAAAGGCGGTCTCTACGGCCGGAACAATGTCAAATTCGATTGTAATTATCATGCGATCATCGGCAGGCGGTGCCTATAACAGCGGCGCGTACATCGGAATGGGCCTTGCAAATGGTATGGCAAGCCAAGTTGGACATGTAAGGGCAGTGGCGGCACAGCTTGCGGCGGCTGCAGAAGCGGCGATCCGGGCAAAAGCGCAGATCCACAGCCCATCACGGGTGACAGATAAACTCGGCAATTATTTCGGTATCGGCTGGGTCAACGGCATTATGGATCATGTGCAGGAGGCGAGGCAGGCCGCCATGGAATTGATACAGGTTCCGGAGCTTACACCTGCGCCGGAAATCGGAATGAGCCTTCGGACAGGATCTGAAGACCTGAACGACAGCTACCAGTACAGCAGTAATGGAAAATATACCATCTATGTACCCGTTAATCTGGACGGAAGAGAAATCGGAAAAGCGACCGCAACGTATACACGAGAAGAAATTGAGAAACAGGAGACAAGGGAGAACCGAAAGAAAGGCAGGAGAATGAATGTATAACTTTGTAGATACAACAGAGCGATACCCAGGGCAGAACCTGCCTTCGGAGGCTCTCATGTTTAATGGAAGTTATCTTGAGAACGTAATTCCCGGCTATCGGACACTTTATGTGTCCGGCCGGGAAATTTTGGGTACGGAGATTACAGATCTGGAAACAGGCGTGTCTGACGGTACAAAGTATCGACGAAAGCGTTATCAGCCAAGGACTATTGTGGTGGGATATCAGCTGGTAGCCGAAGATAATGCAGCTTTTCGCAGTGCTTACAACAAACTGAATGCTCTTCTGGATGCAGAACAGGCAACCCTTATTTTTGCAGATGAACCGGACAAATATTATATCGGAACAAAGCAGGGAACGAGTGAAGTGCCGGCGGGAAGAAATGCGATCACTGCGGAGCTGGAATTTTACTGCGCGGATCCATTCAAGTATTCGGTGGAAGAATTTACGGTGAATCCGACTGCGGATGACGGAAAAACGTTCATTGTGTCGTACAACGGCACTTATCGGGCCTTTCCAAAGCTTCAGGCAGTAATGCACAGTGAAAATGGAGTAGTAGGTTTTGTAAATGACTCCAAGAAAATTCTTCAGTTCGGTGATCCGGATGAGTTGAACGGAGAAACATACAAAAAAAGCGAACTGATAACAAGCTATGCTGACCAATATGTCTGGTCACAGGATGCGGCGTGGAAAGATGATACAGGGAGCAACTTCTTATACAGTAACAGCAAGACGGCTGGAAAGCTGGGTGTCATGAGCGTAGACAGCATCAAAGGTCTGTATCTGGCCAGCAGTGGATATGTAAGTCCAAACACAAACGGCTGGAATGGAGCTATGAAATCTATTGATGTGGTAGATTCCAATGGAGCAAAGGGAGCGACGCACCTCTATTGTTACATGAACAGCTGGTTTGAAACTGGTCTTATGGGGCAGACGGGCTGCCAGGCGATTGCTTTCTGCGATGCGAACGGAAAAATGATCTGCTGCCAGGAGATATACAAAACCGATACGATCGGAAACACAGCGCACATGAATATGTGGGTAGGTGGAAACAACCCGCGTATCGTCAAAACATATACTTTTGAACCTTGCCATCGAAAAGATGCAAACCCATACAGCCAAACGTATGGCGCAAGCGACATGATGAAACATGGAGAGAAAATACGTTTTTTCTGGAAGGGCAGTTATCCGGAATTTACAGTTCCAGAATTAAAAGATGTGAAAGTGGCAACAGTGAAATTGTATTTGGGACAGTGGGGAAGTCGAAATACAGGAAATCAGCTTGTCACCAGAAATTATTTCCGCGGCATCTTCGTGAGAATTGACAATGTAGAAAAATGGCGTGATATTCCGAATAAATTTTCGGTAAATCAGGTTTTGACAGCTGACTGTAGCAATGGAGAGGTCATGTTACAGGGACTTCCGAGACAGGATCTTGGTGCGTTGGGCAACGATTGGGAGAACTTTTGCCTGCAGCCTGGAATGAATCAGATCCAATGCATTGCATCGGACTGGGCAACACAGCCAACATACACAATGAAATACAGGGAGGTGTTTCTATGATTTTATATTTTGCGGACCGACATATGAATGTCATTGGGCAGGCAAGCACAGAGCTACCGAAGGGATTGTACATTTCTGATGATCTGAAAACAGAAGAGGTGGAAGCAGGTGTTGCTACACTAGAATTTACGCTGAATTACACGGCGAGCACGCGGAATGATGCGAAACAGTATGGTTCTGTTGGCAATTATATTCTTCGGAAGAATGGCGATGAGCAGGAATTTTATACGATCATTACCAGCGAAGAAAATATTTTCAAACAGGAAGTAGAAATCTATGCCGAGGATGCCGGTATGGATCTCCTGAACGAGGCAGTTGGCGAATACAAAGCAGACAAGGCATATCCAGCGAGCTACTATGTTGAAAAATTCAGCGACGATTCCGGCTTTGAAATTGGAATCAATGAGGTCAGCAATTATAACCGGAAACTGTCCTGGGAGGGTGAGACCACCGCTTCTGAGCGTATTTTGAGCGTTGCCACGCAGTTTGACGCGGAAGTTTCCTATACTTTTGAAATCGACCGGTTGAAAATCAAGCACAAATATATCAACCTGCATAAGAAGCGCGGCGTAGATCAGGGGCGAGAACTTCGGATCAACCGGGAAGTGAAAAATATCATTGTAAAAAGTTCAGTAGAAGATCTGGCTACGGCACTTTCCGTTACCGGCGGATATCCGGAAGACAGTGAAACGCCGATCAATCTGAAAGGGTATAGGTATGATGACGGCGATATATATCTGTCCGGCAGTACGATTTATTCCCGGAGCGCAGTGGCCAAATGGAGCCGGTATCTTTCCGAAAAAGGAAATGGAACCGGTCATATTGTCCAGACTTACACCTATGATACGTTAAGTCAGTCAGAGTTGTGCAATCGTGCCGTATCAAAGCTGAAAAAGATCTATGATGCAGCCGTATCCTACGAAGTGGAACTGGCGTATCTGCCGGATGGAATCAAGATCGGCGATACAGTGAACATTGTAGATGATGCCGGAGAACTGTATTTGTCTGCAAGAATCATGAAACTGGAGTCCTCCATTTGCAATGATGAGTACACGGCAACGCTGGGCGAATACAAGCTGAAATCGAGTGGAATTTCAGAAAAGATGGAGAGCCTGGCTGCACAGTTTGAAAAACTGGCAAAGAACCGGACGTTTTACACTTGGGTTGTGTTTGCTGATACGGAAACGGGCGGCGGAATATCGCTCAAATCAGCTGGAAAGACATACATGGGTATCGCATACAATCAGACGACAAAACAGCCGGTACTTACAGACCCGAGCATCTATACCTGGGTAAAGGTTGTTGGAGAGCAGGGAATTGCGGGAGAGCCCGGAAAGAATGGTCTGACTAGTTTCTTCCATGTGAGATATGCTGATGTTCCGAACCCGACAGCAAATCAGTTGCGGAAGGATACAGGAAAATATATCGGTACCTACGTGGACTATATATTGGAGGACAGTACAGATCCGACCAAGTACACTTGGCGAAAATTTCAGGGCGATGACGGAGAGGACGGCGCCGATGGAACCCCTGGAGAAAACGGTGCGAATGGTGAAACCAGTTATCTGCATATCGCTTATGCAACAAGCGCGGATGGAAAGACAGGCTTTTCGACAACCAACGCCGTCGATAAAACGTATATAGGCCAATACGTGGATTTTACCAAGGCTGACAGCACCAATCCGGCGAAGTATCATTGGAGCAAATTTCAGGGGCCGAAAGGAGATAAGGGAGATCCGGGCGAGCAAGGACTGCGCGGCCTGCAGGGCGAAAAAGGTGACCAGGGAATTCAGGGACCCAAAGGCGCTGACGGAAAAGATGGAAAAACGACGTATTTTCACATCAAATATTCTGCGGTTTCGAATCCGACCTCTGCGTCTCAGATGACAGAGACACCGTCAAAATACATTGGAACGTATGTGGATTTTACACAGACGGATTCGGATGATCCGAAGAAGTACAGCTGGCAGCAGCTGGAAGGTTCGCAGGGGCCACAGGGAAAACAGGGAATTTCAGGTACCAATGGAGCAGACGGGAAAACCAGTTATCTGCACATCAAATATAGTAATGACGGTGGGAAGACATTCACCGGGAACAGTGGTGAGGATATTGGCGCTTATATCGGAACATGCGTGGACTATGCAAAAGATGATCCTACAAGTGTCGGAATGTATAAGTGGGCGAAAATCAAAGGCGAGGCTGGAGCCAAAGGTGATAAGGGTGATACGGGTAAGGGGGTTAAATCGACATCTGTTGCATACCAGGTTTCAACTTCCGGAACAACAGTTCCAACTGGCACATGGTCTGGGTCTGTGCCATCTGCATCCGCGGGGCAGTATCTGTGGACACGTACAATCATCACTTACACTGACAACACAACATCCACGATATATAGTGTCGGCCGTATGGGAACCAATGGTGCAAATGGCACCAATGGAAAGAGTATCGGATCTGTAGTTAACTACTATTTGGCAACTGCATCCTCTAGTGGAGTTACAGTAGCGACGAGTGGATGGACAACAGCTGTCCAGTCGGTGTCTGCGGCTAAGAAGTATCTTTGGAATTATGAGGTTGTGAAGTATACCGACGGAACCGTGGCGAGTACAACTGCGCCTTGCATCATTGGATCATACGGTGATCGGGGAAGTAAAGGGGATAAAGGTGATACCGGATCAACCGGAAATGGTATTAAGGGGATCGTGGAGCATTACGCGGTTTCTTCATCCAATTCATCGGCTCCTACGACATGGTCAACGACTGTGCCAACGATGACTGAAACAAATAAGTATTTGTGGAATTATGAAACCATTACATATACAAATAACACCACAAATGATACGGCTAAAAGGGTTATTGGCGTTTATGGCAATAAGGGAGCCACTGGAGAAGATGGAAAAAATGGTACAAATTTATGGGTAAATCCGCTATTTGAGTCAGGAAAGCCTCAGATAACAAGGATTGATACAAGTGTCACAGCTCCAAATGGCGCGGCAGTTAATATACTTGATAGCAGAGATCATCAAAATAGCTCAACAGCTTTTCCAGTATTTCCGGGACACCAGTATCGCATAACTGTTCACCGAAAGCGGATAACGGGTTCCCTCGAATTGAACTCCGGCATATGGTACATAACACAGACGTCTGGAAGAGCTTACGATACAATTGTGGCGCCGACATCAACCAAAGATCTTGGTAACAGTTGGCAGGAAGCGACATATAACTTCACTTGTCCATCAGGAAAATCAAAAGGAAGCGTATATTTTCAGATAGAACAGCAGACAAACAATATCACAACTAAATGGTATATTGCAAATGTCATTTGTGTTGATATAACAGGCTTAAAAGGTGATACTGGAGCCAAAGGTGATAAAGGGGATAAAGGAGCAACTGGTCCTCAGGGACCACAAGGTCCTCAAGGCGTAAAAGGCGATAAAGGTCCTCAGGGAGATAAAGGAGCAACTGGAGCAACTGGTCCTCAAGGTCCACAGGGCGCTGCAGGTAAGGACGCAAATCAGGTAGTGCATACGGTAGATGGAAACGGTGAGTCAAATCTTTATGTCGAATTTGCTACAATAAAGATCACAGGTTCGTATGCAAATCAGCCAACAACATTTAAACTTGGCGGCAGAGGTTTTGAGACAACAGATGTCCAGTTTAGTTTTATCTCTGCAAATAACTCAGATCCTGGATTGGATTTTCTAAGATCTTCAGGCGAATGGTCGTTATGGATTTATAAAAAGACTACTTCAACGTGGGGCCTTATAACAAGATTAAATGAATCGTGGGGACATCTGAGAGTATTTAACTATACTCAAGGTTCTGGTCCATATACAGTGACGTGGACATCAACCAAATTAGCTTCTTTACCATCTGGTTCAATTAATGCGAATCCTTTACAAGCAGCAAAAACAGCCACCAACTTTATGCAGTTTACTGATGGGACCGGATTGGAAGTTGGTAATAAAACCAGCGGATCTTGGTCTGGCTATCGGACTAAGATTTCAGCATCAGCATTTGAGATTCTTAACCGGGCAGGAACGACACTCGCATATTATGGTGATAAGTTGATCCAGCTTGGAAAGAACGCAAAAGATGCGGTTATTGAGTTATGTGGCGGTGTCGGTAAGATTTTGGTTGAAACAAAATCCGGCAATGCGGCTCTGTCAATCCAGAGCGAATATGTAGATATTAAAGGTGTCCACGAATCTGTATTGGAGACATCAAGTTCTTCTGGAAGCTGTATAGCCGGAGCTGTTGACGATTCTTTTGTTGTAAATACTTACTCGGATGCCAACAACAAAGCAAACTTCGATATTGGTAACGGTAGCATTATTCTTGAATCAAAGAAGAAAGGTTATCAGGCAGAGGTCGAATTTTATGGCTGTGGCTGGTCTGGAGGAGTGTATACTGGAGCGTTCGCACCGACCAAGGCGTACTCCGAAAAGATTATGTTAGGAGATAGTGGAAGAGTATGGGAGCGTTTGATTGTTAAAAACTCCCCACAGGTCACATCCGATCGCCGCGCCAAAACAAACATATTTCCACTCGGTGAGAGCAAGATCAATAAGACGGATATTCATTCAGAGCTGTTCGATCGCTTAAAACCAGTTCAGTATCGGATGATTGACGGTGATGGGCGCATTTGTTATGGATTCGTCGCACAGGATGTCGTAGAAGCCATGCGAGAACTCGGAATCCGAGAAGACGAGCTGGATCTGGTACACCACGACAGGAAGAACACTGAGGATAGCTATATTGATACTTATAGTATGGTATATACTAATTTGATTGCGATAATAACGCATGAGCTTCAACTCGAAAAGCAAAGAAGATCGAACCTTGAAGTAGAGGTTGCGGATCTAAGAAGTGAACTTGAATCCATGAGAGATAATATCTCTGGAGATACAAATTAATTTTTAGGAGGACAAAAATATGGCAGTATCAGCAACTTACACAAAGGACATTCATTATTCTGGAATCATCACAGTTGACGGCGAGACCGTTGTGTCTATGGACGCCAATATGGATGCAAAACATCCGGATGTTCCAATCATCAATCGCTACATCAATAATGGAAGAAAGTACAGAGAGAACAAAACAGATATCGATGATATTGTTGATAAATTTGAAAATGACATCTGGACTGAATATGACAATTATGCAGCAGAAAAAACATCAGGATCGGATCAGAACACAGAGAAAAATAACAATCAAGGGGAGGAATGATGACAAAGTTGCAGATTATCTCAAGGCTCTGGTCGATAATCTATGATCTGATTTTTCTTGCCAAAGGAACGCCGACAAAGAGTTTGGAAGAAATAGAGACAGATCTTGACGTCATCGAACATGCATGCCGGAAGTACGCAGATATCGACGATGATGAAATAGCGTGAAAGGAAGGAGGTGCAAATGGAATTATTGATTGCTGCCGGTGTGCCGTCTGCGATCGTTGCTTTCTGTTTTTGGCTTCTGGAAAGACGTATCCAGAAACGGGCAGAAGCGGAGAAGATCGAACGGGCACGCAGGCAAAAAGAACAGGATGAGAAAGAAAAGAACCGTGAAGATCTGCAGTACATGATGCTGCGAGCTTTAGACGGCTCTCTTTGCTTATCAGAAGCAACAGCCAAAGCAGTGCAGAGGATTCCAGACGCAAAGTGCAACGGTGATATGCACGCAGCTTTAGACTATGAGCTGGAACGAAAGCACGATCTGGAAAATTTCCTGACGCGGCAGGGAGTGAATCACATCGTACATAAAGACGAACCGTAGATCCATAAAAGCGTAATCGGCTTTCTATGGTTCTTTTTATGTTTCGGTAAATAAATTACCACGAATACAATTTTAGATGCTCCACGCGGCTATACAAAGCTCACAAGGGTATCACGGGAGAATAAAACACAGGAGGAAACCAGAATGGAATTAATGAATGTATTATCGCAGATCCCACTGCCGGTTGTGGTTGCAGTAGTGACAGTGCTGGTGATCGTAACACTGGTGTGCGTATATCAGTACACGAAAATGAAAGGCCTTGATGGCATCAGAGGAGATGTCTATCAGCTTATCCTCAAAGCAGAGCATGTATACAATGCATCTGGGCAGGGAGAACAGAAACTGAAATGGGTAGTACAGCAGGCGAGATCGCTGCTGCCAAGGTGGCTGCAGGTGATCGTGTCAGAAGAAATGCTCATTAAAGTAATCGAAGAATGGTTTGCAGCAGTAAAAGATCTTCTTGACGACGGAAAGGTGAACGGGTCTCGGAAGAATTGA